AGGATAAAAAAATGAATTTAGAAATTATGAAAGTGGGAATTTTTAAAGGATCCAGTTATGTAATTACTCACACAGATGATGGACGTTATAACTGGTACTGTGGGTATGTAGAAGTACCTAAAAATCATATTTATTTCGAACAACACTATGACGATATCAACGATATTGAGTGCCACGGGGGACTAACTTATAGTGGTTACAGATTTAGGGATGGTGCTTATTATATTGGGTTTGACACTAATCATTTTGATAGTGAGCCTTGTAATAATGTAGTCTTTGTTGAAAACGAATGCTTGAACATAATCGATCAATTAATTAAATTAAACAATTAAAAAGGAGGTGCAAAATAATGCCAAATTACAAAATAACAGTAGATGAAGCAGTAGCCTTATCTGATGGAGAACTTAACAAAGATGATGTCTACTCTTTGATAAGAGCTAATGAAGTTCCTGGATGCATCTACAAAAAGAAAAATGAAGAAAATGAAAGAGGAGCTTACTTAATTATAAAAGCTCATTGGCTAAATTTCTTAGCTGGAAAAAGTTATAAAAAAGAAAAAACATCTGTTGACAGCGACCAAACTAAAACAGATGTTTAAAACAAAAAAGTAAATAGATAAATCTATTTACTTGAATTATACATTAAATTAGTAATAAATTCAAGAGGTGAATAATGATAAACAGATGGGAAGTTTTAGAATGTTTGAGAGAATACCCTAACAAATCCAGAAAACAAATAGCCGAATATCTAAATGAAGACTATGAAGCTGTTAAAAAATGTATCCTTAGATTTAAAAATAACGGTTGGATAAAAGAAGTTAAAGGTTCTTGGGTTGTTCTTAAAACACAAGTCATAAATAAAAACGATGAAAAAATTGAAATAGTTAATGAAATGATAGATTCACTTTTAGAAGATTTTAAAAATAGTGTAAAAGTGAGTGAAAAAATAAGATTGGCTGAACTATTAATACAGCTGTTAAATAAATTTTAGGAGATGATTATGCAAGAATACAATGAGTTTATATTCAATAAATCTACTTCAATCATAAGTAGTGGATTTGATATTGATAAAAAAGAGTTAAATCAGAATCTATATGATTTTCAAAAAGATATTGTTAGATGGGCATTAAAAAAAGGAAAAGCAGCAATATTTGCAGATTGTGGATTAGGTAAAACAATTATGCAGCTTGAATGGGCTAATAAAGTATATGAACATACAGGAAGAAATGTTTTAATACTGGCTCCTTTGGCTGTTTCATTGCAAACAAAACACGAGGGAGAAACATTTGGAATAAATGTAAATATTTGTGAAAGTCAATCAGATGTAGTTCCAGGAATAAATATAACTAACTATGAAAAATTAGATAAGTTTGTAGCCAATGAATTTGGAGGGATCGTTTTAGATGAAAGCTCAATATTAAAAAGCTTCACAGGAAAAATAAGAACTCAAATAATAGAAAACTTCTTACATTGTCCTTTTAAATTAGCTTGTACAGCAACACCAGCACCAAACGATTATATGGAACTTGGAAATCATGCTGAATTCTTAGGAATAATGACAAGAAACGAAATGCTTTCAATGTACTTTATCCATGATGGTGGAGATACTGCAAAATGGAGATTGAAAGGACATGCTGATAAAATATTTTGGCAATGGATGGCTGGTTGGTGTGTATTTATAGATAATCCAAATAATCTAGGTTATGAAATAGAAGGCTATACATTACCAAAACTAAATATATTTGAAATTATAGCTGATGGAGATGAATTTTATAACGATAAATTGACTCTTACACAAAGAAGAAATGTAAGACGTGAAACGTTAGATGTGAGATGTCAAAAAGCTGCAGATATAGTTAATAGTTCAAACGAACAATGGCTAGTATGGTGTAGTTTAAACGATGAATCAGCTAAATTAAAAGAGTATATAAATGATAGTTATGAGGTAAAGGGTTCAGATAACTCAAAATATAAAGCAGAAACAATGATTAAATTTTCAAACAATGAAATAAAATCATTAGTTACAAAACCATCAATAGCAGGTTTTGGAATGAACTGGCAACAATGTAACAACATGATATTTGTTGGGTTATCAGATAGTTATGAGCAGTATTATCAAGCTATTAGGAGATGTTGGAGATTTGGTCAAACAAAAGAAGTTAATGTTTACATAATTCTTTCAGCAAAAGAAGGAACAGTTAAAGAAAATATTGCTAGAAAAGAAGAAGATGCTAAATACATGCAATCTCAAATGGTGGAACTAACTAAAGAAATAACACAAAAAGAGTTACATTCAACATCTAGAATAGTAACAGAATACGTACCACAAACAGAAATGATACTACCTAACTGGGAAGAAATGAGAACGTTAAATTAAAAATTGGAGGATAAAATGAACGTTATAAATCAAATAATAAAAGATAAATATTCAATATATCATGGAGATAGTGTAGAAGTAATTCAAGGAATACCAGATAATTCAATTCACTATTCTATATTTAGTCCACCATTTGCGAGTTTATACACTTACTCAAATAGTGATAGAGATATGGGAAATAGTAAAAATGATGATGAATTTTATGTACATTTTAATTTTTTAATTAAAGAATTACATAGAGTTCTTATGCCAGGGAGATTAATAAGTATTCATTGTATGGATTTACCGATGATGAAATCAAAAGACGGAGTGATTGGATTAAAAGATTTTCCAGGAGAAATAATAAGATTATTCCAAGAAGCTGGATTCATATATCATTCAAAGGTAACAATATATAAAGATCCATTAGTTGAAGCAACAAGAACCAAAGCACTAGGGTTATTACATAAACAATTATGTAAAGATTCAAGTTTATGCAGAAATGGTTTGCCTGATTATATTGTTACATTTAGAAAAGATGGAGAAAACCCTGAAAGAATAGAACACCCTGAAGGTTTAGTTAGATTTTATGGAGAAAATGAACCAGAAGGAATAAAAGGAGATAGACCAGAACCTGAAAAAGTAAAAAATAAAGAAAAATATAACGAATTGCCTGTTTATTCTCACCAAGTATGGAGAAGGTATGCCAACCCTGTATGGATGGATATTAGACAAACAAATACTTTGAATAGAACTAAGGCAAGATCAGAAGAAGATGAAAGACATATATGTCCTTTACAGTTAGATGTAATAGCCAGATGTATAGAATTATGGACTAATCCAAATGATATAGTTTTAGATCCATTTATGGGAATTGGAAGCACTCAATATATGGCACTAGAAATGGATAGAAGAAGTTTAGGAATTGAATTAAAAGAAGCTTATTTTAATCAAGCCAAACTAAATCTAGAAACATTAGAAGAAGAAAAAGCAAAGATTAAATTAGAACAATCTTCTTTATTTGAAGGAATGGATTCAAAAATATATGAATAAAGGAGATTGAAAATGCTAGAAAAACAAGTTGAAAATAAAATAAAAAAATGGTTGGAACAAAACAATCACTGGTATTTTAAGGTACATGGTGGACCATTTCAAAAAACAGGAGTACCCGACATTATAGCTTGTATAAATGGTAAATTTGTAGCTATAGAAGTTAAAAGAAGTGATGGTGGAATTGTTTCAGAGTTACAAAAAGCTCAAATACAAAAGATAAAAGATAGTGGCGGATTGGTTGGAGTAGCTCACAATATGGAAGAGTTTTGGCAAATATTAAAAGATGGTGGGTTGATATGATGCTATATCAATATCAAAAAGACTTACTGGATAAAAGTTTAAAAAATTATATATATCCATTAGGAACTGGAACTGGAAAGACAATATTATCAATACATCATTACTGGAAGCATGCACAAGGTAAAAGATTAATTATAATAGCACCAGCTCAGAAAGTTAAAGAAGGTGGATGGGATAGAGAAATTAATAATTTCAATAAATATTATGGAACAAATATAGATTATGAAGTTATTAGTTACGGCAGATTAAAACATGTCGATGGAGACAAAAATACTTATTTGATTTTTGATGAGTGTCATTACATTAAAAATTATAAAAAGTCTCAAAGAAGTAAACTAGCTTTAAAACTATGTAAAGCTTCTTATGGATTTTGTCTACTCAGTGCGACACCAGCATCAAATGGATATCAAGATTTAGGAAACTATATGGCTATATTTGGAATTTATGCTAGTGGTTATGCTTATGAAAAATCTAACGCAATAAAGAAAATGAACTACATGGGATTTTATGAAATAGTAGCTTGGAAGAACACAGAATACATTGATAAGTGTTGGAAGGCCATTAGTAGTATAGCCCTTAATAAAAATGATTGTATAGATTTACCAGATTTAGTCTTTGAAGAAAATTACTTTGCAGCTGGCGATGAATATATCACTATAAAAAAAGATAGAGTTTTAGGAGATGAATTATATGATAGTTCTCCAAAATTTATAGCTGGCCTTAGACAGTATGCTGGATTTAATGAAAAACTGGAATATTTAAAAGAGTTTAGAGAATCAACAGATTCTAATATCTTAATTTTCTATAACTTTAAAAAAGAAGCTGAAGCTATAAAGGAATTAATAAAAGTAGATTATGAAGTCAGTGGCTCACTAAGTAAAACACCTAAGTTTGAAGACTTTAAAAATATAAAAAACAAAACCACTCTTGTGCAGATTCAAGCAGGAGGAGCAGGTATAGAACTTCAATATAATTCAGAAGTAATATTCTTTAGTCCTACTTGGAGTTATCAAGATTATGAGCAAGCTATCGGTAGAGCTTACAGGATAGGTCAAAAAAACAAAGTAACAGTTTATAAGTACATTGGAATAGGGACAATAGAAGAAAAGGTTTATACAAGGTTAGATGACAAAAAAGACTTTGTAGATAAGTTATTAAGTTTAGAAGATTTAGGAGGATATGAATGGAACAAGAAAAATTAATATCACATACTCCAGGAGAGAGTGTAACACAAAACAGAAATAAATATCTTGGTGGAAGTGATTTGCCAGCACTGTTTAATGTAAGTCCTTTCAAAGATTGCTTTACTCTCGCAAGAGAAAAAGCTGGAGTAATCCCTGCAGCATTTAAAGGAAATGAATACACTAGATATGGTCAATTATTAGAACCACAAATCAGAGATTATATCAATAGTATTTATGAGCTTAAATTTAAAGAAAATACAAACATTAACGAAGAGTTAGGACTTAGATCTAATTGTGATGGATTAGATAAAGAAGCAGGATTATTACTAGAAATTAAAACCAATGCTGGAGACAAGACAACATATGAAGATGTATATGATTATGTGTTACAAATGCAAATGTATATGTTTCAATTTAATGTTGAAAAAGGTTATTTAGTTCAATACAAAAGACCAGAGAACTTCTGGAGTGGACTAAATTATGAAACACAATACACAGATGATTACTTCAATCAAGAATTTGATCCTGAAAGAATTTCAGTCATGGAAATAAAAAGAGACGATAAATTAATACAAGAAATATTATCTAAAGCTGAGAAATTCTGGAATGATGTAGAAAGATTAAAAGAAAACCCTGAGATGACAGAAGAAGAGTTTTATTTTGGAGATAATTTAGTAGAGTACAATGATACCATTAACAAATTATCAGTTCTAGAAAAAGAATTAAACAGACTTAGTGAAATGGAAAAAGAAGCTAAAACTCAAAGGGAAATATTATATGGATTAATGGAAAAAGTAGGAGTTAAAACAATAGTTACCGATGCTCTTATGATTACAAAAGTAAATCCTACTACAACAAAAACTATTGATTCTAAAAAATTAAAAGAAGAGATGCCTGAAATAGCAGAACAATATACAAAAGTTAGTAACAAAAAAGGTTATGTAAAAATCACAGTTAGAGCAGATAAAAATGTAGTGGAAGAAGTTAAAGAAGAAATAATAAGTAAAACAAATATAAATGACAGTAAAAAGTCAGCACTTGCTGCACTTGGATTATAAGGAGGATAAAATGATTAAATTACCAGTAAACGAACCAAAAATAGCAGACATTACACCAAAAAGCTTTTTGATATGGGGTGAATCAATGTCAGGAAAGACTTATTTAGCAAGAGAATTTGAAAGTCCATTAATAATTAACACTGATGGAAATGCTACAAAAGTAAATACTCCATCTGTTGCAATTAAAACCTTTGCAGAGTTTGCAGAAGTTATAGAAGCTCTAAAAACTGAAAAACATACATATAAGACTGTAATTATAGATTTGATAGATGATATTGAAACTATGCTAACAATTCATATATGTGAAGCAGCTAAAGTTGAATCATTAGCGGATATCCCATTTGGAAAAGGCTATGCTAAATTCAATGCAGTATGGAAGAAGTTAATGATTGAATTAACTCAAATGAATATGAATGTAATATTTATATCTCATTCAATAGAAAAATCAGAAAATAATGGGCAAACAATGTATCAAGCTCCTAGCTTAGGACAAAAAGCATTGAATGCTTGTATGGGTAGATGTGATTTTTCTATACAAACTAAAAAAATTGGAAGTAACTATATTAGAATATGCACTAACAAAAGAGAAGCATATAAAGAAGAAGATATAAAAGATAAAAAGATTTTAGCAATTTTAAAAACAGTAAAAGGTGTTTTTGAGATAAAACCAGCTATTAAACAAGTAGCATCAACAAAAAATGAAGATGTAAGCAAGACAACAAATAACACAAATAACACAAATAATATAAATAAAGATGGAGGTAACAAATAATGAGTATAGCAGATATCATGGCAGAATTAGAGGCACAAGATTGGAAAGCAGGAGACAAGGAAACAGATTTCTCTGTGGCCGATGGAGTTTATGAAGGAGTTATAGAAGGACTTGAATACAAGGAAAATGAAAAAGGTACGCAATGGTTTTCATTTACAGTAAATTTAATAAATGAAAATAAAAAGTATTTTGCAAATGTATACTTTAGTGGAAAAATGGCAGCTATGAATTTAAAAAAGTTTATAAATATAATTTATAACTTAACAGGAGAAGCATTAACATCTTTAGACTTTGCAAATGAGGTGGCTTTGGCACAAAGACTAAATGATGAACTTATTGGAAAAGATGTAGTTATAGAATTAACAACTAAAAAAGAATTTCAAAACTTCAAGTTTATATTCCAAGAATAATAGGAAAAAATAAAAAGGGAGAGTTTGACTCTCCCTAATATTCTATGAAAGGAGGATAAATGAGAAGTGATATAGTTGGATTTTATGACTTTGAAGTTTTTATGTGTGATTGGTTAGTTGTCATAATAACTACTCAAGACGAAGAAATAATAATACACAATGATCCAGAGCTATTAAAAAAGACAATGAACAATATAAACTGCTTAATTGGATTCAACAATCATAACTATGACGATTTGATTTTAGCAGGAATAATATCAAGAAATATGACACCAGGAGAAGTATATAAACTATCTCAAAAAATTATAAATGGTGAGAACACAAGCTTTTATAAAAAAATAGCTAATCAATTGCCAACTTACGATACTAAGCAAGAGCTTCCACCAGGGATAAGTTTAAAAGAAATAGAGAGTAACATGGGTATGAACATTATAGAAACACCAATTTCTTTTAACTTAGATAGATCATTAACAGATACTGAATTAATGGAAGTAATTAAGTATTGTAGACATGACGTAGAGACTACAAAGAAAGTATTCAAATATAGAAAAGATTACTTTGAATCTAAAATTGACATCTGCAAAGAATTTAATCTATCAAAATTAGATTCTAAAAAAACAAGGGCAAACCTTGCAGCTAAAGTTTTACAATGTAATAAATCTAAATTACCAACACAAGCAAGGTTAAACAAAGATAGAATGTTATTCACTATAACTGATAAGTTAAGAAAAGAGAATATCCCACAGCCAATTTTAGATTTTTATGATGATATTCAAAAAAGATTTCTGGCTGGTGAAGATTTTAAAGAACTGGAAAAAGAAAGTTTAATATATAACTTATGTGGAGTAGATCATACTTATGCTTTTGGTGGACTGCATGCAGCAAGACCTAATTTATTCTATGAAGGTAACATGCTAATGGTCGATGTTGGAAGTTATTATCCTAGTATGATTATTAATTTTAATTTTATGTCTAGAGCTTCTGAGCATCCTGAACTATATAAAAACTTATATGATACTAGAATGGAATACAAAAGAAATAAAGATCCAAAACAACAAATATATAAGATACTTTTAAACTCAACATTTGGAGCTTTAAAATCAGAGTTCAATGATTTATATGATCCTGTTATGAGTAATAATATTTGTATAAATGGGCAACTATTATTAACAGATTTGATAGTATCACTTAAAGATTATTCAAAAATAATCCAAAGTAATACTGATGGAATTTTATTAGCATATGATGATAATGATTTACCAAAAATTATAGAATTATGCAAAGAATGGGAAAATAACTATGGATTAAATTTAGATTATGATTATGCTGTAAAAATAGCTCAAAGAGATGTTAATAATTATATCTTAAAAGTTAAGACAAAAGATGGCTATAAATTAAAAGGAAAAGGATTATTTGCAAACCATAATGGCGGAAGCTTTGATAAAAATAATCTCACAATTATAGATATGGCCTTAAAAGCTTATTACATGGATGATATTCCAGTGGATAGATTTATATTATCTTTAATAAAAGAAAATAATTTAATGCCATTTCAGCAAGTAGCCAAAATGGGTGGAACATTTCATCATGTAGAAACAGTTATAAATGGTGAAGCTATTGAACTACAAAAAGTTAATAGAATATTTGCAACTTGGAAAAAAGAATATGGTTCTATTTATAAAGTAAAAATAAAAGATGAAGTTGAGACACGTTCTAAGATTCCAAATTCAGCAGATAGAGTTTATATTCACAATGAAGAAATTGAGAAATTAGACAAAAGTATTTTAGATTTAGACTATTATAGAAAATTGATAGAGAAGAACAAATTCACAGATAGAAAGGTGGTATCATGGGAACTAGACCAAAATATATAGAGTTAGAACCTGGGACAAGTAAACCCAAAACATCATTTGATAATTTTGTTTATGACATATCTAAAATATCAGATGCTGCCTTTTTAGTTCCAGAAGATGTTGTAGTAGTCGACTTTGATCATGTTGATGATTTATGGAAAGAAATACTAAATAAATATCCAACTAGAGCAATAAAGACTACTCGTGGAGCTCACTTATACTATAAGATTCCAAATGGATTAAAATTACATAACAATATTAACATTATGACTTACTGTGGTTTAAATGTTGATTATAAGACAGGATTTGGAAAGAAAAAAGCATCGGCTAAAGTAAAGGTCAACGGAGTTGTTAGAACGATTTTAAACGATACCACAATTGATAATTTAGCTATTTTACCTATAGCATTATATCCTATCCCAGCTGCTAAATATAATTTATTTGGATTAGATGATGGTGATGGAAGAAATCAAGCTATTTATAAGCATATAAAAATACTGCAAGATAACAATGTACTTGAAGAAAACATAATAGAACTTGCTGATTTCATAAATAGTAAAGTGTTTAAAACTCCATTAACAGATGATGAATTAAGACCAACGATAGCCTCAGCATTTAAAAAATCAGATAATGAAGAAATAGAATTATATTATTCTGATGAAAAAGGAAATAAGAAATTAGATATATTTGCTGTTGCAGAGTATGTTAAAAAATTATTTCAGTTAAAAATTTATAATGGTAGATTCTATTTTCTTAAAGAAGACAAAGATGGAAAGAAGACATATGTTGGAAATGATGGAACAAATAATATTTTAAGAGAAATATTAGAACAGATGAATTTAAAGTTAAAAAAGTCACAGGATAATGAACTTCTGCATCAATTAACTAAAATAGCAGACATCGAGCCTAACAATAATAATTATCCAATAAAATTAAACAATGGATTTATATTGGATGGAGCAGACATCTTACATATGGATACAGTATTTACACCATTTAATTTAGATGTAGCTTATGATCCTGATGCAGAATGTAAAGATGTGGATGATTATATTGAGTGGTTTTGTAACTATGATAAAAGTTTAATTATGTTGTTTGAAGAAATGTTAGGACATATTCTAATGACTTCTAGCTTTCCGCATCATGTATTTTTCTTTGTTGCAAATAGTGGAAAAAATGGAAAATCAACAACATTAAATATGATATCTAACTTTGTTGGAGAATTACATAGCTCGGTGGCCCTGGAAGAATTTGACAGATCTGAAAACTTGTTTGCAATAAATGGAAAACTTGTAAACTGTGGAGATGATATAGATGCTTCACTCATAGAAAAGTCAAGAGCAGTTAAAACTCTTGCAGCAGGAAATGAAATACTTTGTAGAGCATTGTATGAAAACCCAATAAAAATGAAGTCTGTTGCAACTTTAATTTTTACTTGTAATGAAATGCCAAATTTCAAAGATAAATCTGGTGGAATAGCTAGAAGGGTTATATGTTTTCCTTGTGATGCAGTTGTAAAAACTATAGATATGAAAATTGACCAAAAACTATCAACACCAGCTGCTAAATCAAGAATACTTAATAGGGGTTTGAATGGAATGAAAAGAATTATAGCCAATGGAGGAGAACTTACAAAAAGTCAATTAGTTCGAGAACTCACAGATAAATATTTAACTGAGTCAGATAATGTTAAATTATTTATTGATGAATACGGAGAAGATTTTATATTACATGATGTCAAAAATGATATTTTTGCCAAAATTTATGTTTGCTACAAAAATTTTTGTGATGAAAGTGGCTATGGTGCATTAAGTAAAAAGAGATTTTCTCATAAATTAGAAGCTCTTGGTTTTGAAACTTATAAAACAAATGGTAAATTAAAAATTAGAAGGAAAGTTAATGGGGTGAATTAAAATTTAATTTTTAAGTGCTCGATTAAATTTATAAGTGCTACATCAGTGCTCGATTAAGTGCTATATTTATATTAATTTTTTATTGATATAAATAAGAAAGTGCTCCAAGTGCTACATTATTTATATATTTTTTATTAAAAATATATAAATATATAAATATATATAATAAGAAAAAAAAAGATATAGAGTGAAAATCTAGCACTTGGAGCACTTTTCTTTTAATACCAATGGAAAACAAAAAATAATTGAACACTTAATCCCACCCTTATCTAGCACTTAGAAAAAAATATAGCACTTTTTATAAAAATAATTTTGGAGGATAAAAAATGAGTTTAGGAAAAAGAATAAAAGAATATAGAGTAAATAATAATATAGATCAAAAGGAATTTGCTGAAAAAATTGATGTGACACAACCTTATTTATCACATTTAGAATCTGGAAAAGTTGAAGCTAGTGAAAGACTAAAAAATAGAATATTAAAAATAATTGAAAACGGGACTAAAGAAACTGTTGAAACTTCTGAAACTGTTGAAATAGATAATGTTAAATCTCCAAAACATTATATGCTTGGTGATTTAGAGATTGAAGTAAAAGATGTTATTTTTGAAGTTACAAAAGATATGAAAGGAAAAGAAGCTGTTTGTGTTGGAAATATTCTTAAATATGTTATGAGAGCTAGAAAGAAAAATGGAATAGAAGATTATAAGAAGGCTTATGAATATTTAGGTTATTTGTTAAAGGATTGATTTTTATGCAAAAAATAAGAGTTACTCACAAAGATGAAGATATGCAAGGAATTACGCTTATGTACTTAATTAATAAATACTTGAAAATTAATAGAGAATTATGGGATAAAGAGGGTATGGTTCTAAACAGATATTACAAAGCTATTTTAACAAGAACCATAAAAGCTTCTGATAAAATCATTGATAAATTTAAGAATCAGATTAATTATAGAGTTGAAAAAGATGTTATTAAAATTTTAGATGAAGTATTTGCTGAATGTGAGCACAGAGAAACGGGAGATAACTTAGAATTACTTAGAACTATATTTCTAGTGATAATGATGTTTGGAACTGTTAATTCACATAAAAGAAACATGATTGGAGTAGTTCTTAAATCTATGATAACTGATGTATTTAAGACTTTTGAAGATTTTAAAGGTATGTGGTTGAGAGAAATTGATGATAGTGTTGTGAGACTGGAGGAAGCTGGTGTATGCTGATGATAAAGAATTATTTGCTGCTTTAGTTTTAGCTATTATTTCAAGGAGGAAGCCAATGAGAAAATTTAAAGGAATATATTTTTATATAAACAATTCAAGAGTTGAGAAAACACAAGACTATGGAAATGATTTAGACAATGAGAGATATGATTTAGGAAATTATTTTTTATTCTCTGATGAAGCTAAGAAAGTTTTAGAATCTAAAGAATATAGAGAGTTTTGGGCTAAAGTGAGAGAGAATAAAATCGAAAATAATAAACATTCAAAAAACGGCTGTAGACATGAAAAAGCAACTTTGGCAGGAACAATTTATCCGTTTACTTCAAAAAAAGAAGATGAACTTAAAGTTATATGTGCTGATTGTGGAGTAGTATTAGATGATGACCCAAGAAAATATATGATTGAAAAAGGATTGTGGAAAATAAAATGAAAATAAAACAAATAAATTGTAGTCACAAAAATACTAAGTGGATAAGAGAAAAATTAACTTTTAATTTTTTGAATGGGGATAGAGTTTATTTAGTATGCAAAGATTGTTATAAAATATTAGCTTCTTCAATTACAAAAAAATAACAAAATAGGAGGAGAAAATGTGGAGATGTAAAGAATGTGGGTGTACAAATTTTAAATTAGGAATTGGTGGATATGTAGATGTAGATTTTAACAGAATTGGAATGGAAAAAATTTATGAAACTACTCTAGAAATAATAAATAAAGAATGTGTAGAGTGTTGCAGATGTGAAAATAATGGAAATTATATACAAGATATAGCTGATTGGGAGGAAGAAGATGAGAGAGATTAAATTTAGAGTTTGGGATAAATTAAATAAAGAAATGTTTAATGTTGAATCTATAAACTTTCAAGAAAGACGAGTTTATAGAGATACTGTTTCATATCGTGAATTTAATGATATTGAACTTATGCAATATACAGGATTAAAAGATAAAAATAATAAAGAAATATATGAGGGAGATATTCTTTTTGAGAGTTTTGGAGAAAGATATTATAGAGTTATTTTTGAAAATGGAAGTTTTAGAGCAGAATTTAAGGGAAATTTTGAAGAGTATTCTTTTGATTTAATTGATGTTGTTGCACAAAGTTATGAAGTAGTTGGGAATATTTATGAAAACCCAGAATTGATGGAGGAAGTGAGATAATGGAATTTAAAAAGCCTGAAAATTTTGAAGATATATTGAATCTTCAAAAAGAACTAGATAAAAATATAAATAGCATTAGATTAAGAGGATTAAAAGATATTAAAAAAAGTCTAATAGCTGAGTGTATTGAGTTTGATGAAGAAACTAAAGATAGTCATAAAACATGGAAAAAACATACTTACAATAAAGAAAAAGAATTAGAAGAACTAACAGATATATGGTTTTTCACTGCTCAAATGGTTAACTATTCTTATGATAATAGAGATATTACCACTTTAGAGCAGAAAGAGTTATTTAAATTTTTTGAAGATGATAATTTAGCATACAGTGGAGATATTGGGATTTTAGACGTGATTTTTGATGTTAGAAGTCCCGTTATGGATTATGACTATTTAAAATTCTTAATATTAGATTTAATTATAGTTACAAACAAATATGGGTATACAAAAGATAATATATTAAATATCTATTGGATTAAATGGCAAAAGAATATGGAGAGAATTGGGAAGGAGTGGAATTGATGGTTGAATATTTGCAAGAACTAAGAGTGAGAGAAGGAAACAGCATAAAAATTATCAATAGTCATATATTTAAAGAAAAAGTTATGACAGATGATGAAATAGAAGAAAAGAAAATTGAATTTTCTAAAAAAATGAAAGAGATTTACTCTTCTGATGGAAAAAAACTAGAAGTCATAAATAATATTATAACTGAGGTGAGATAATGGAGTATAAAGAACTTCAGAAAACAATTGAAAAATTAGACAATGGAGTTTATGAGATATGCATTAAAAATGGGCAAATAACAAAAATAAATAAAGAGAAAAATCTAACACCATATCAAAAAACTGAATATTTTTTAAGTAATTATCCTGGCTTGAAAAATAGAAAAGAGTATTTAAAAAAAAGTTTGGATAACATAGAGTTAAAAAAAATCTATTCTATCAACGAGATAAAAGCTACGAATAAAGATAATTTGAGTGATGTAGAAAAGATAGAAATGATAAAAGAAGAAAGAATAAAAGAAATACATGAAATAGATTATCTTGTTGATTTCATAGATTATGGGCTTTCTTTTGTGCAAGATGATAAATATAAAGAAATTATAGATTTAATTTATTTTAAGAAATTTAAAATAGAAGGAGTTGCTAATAAATTAGGAATTGATGAAAGTACTGTAAAAAGAAATAAAAGTTTATTAGTTGAGAAAATAGCTAGCAACCTATTTCAAAATGATATTTTGGAGAAGTTAAATAAATTAATTCCTTAAAAATTTTGCACCTTTTTTGCACCCTTTTTGCCCTTGTTTACAATTTCTATATGTAATATAATGTTAATGTGTAAAAAGGTTAAATGAAATTCATTCATAGAATCTTCCTTAATTTTTAGTGTATCGTTAGTAGTTATTGAGGCTCTACTCTAAAAAAGCCTCTGCCAAATATTGGAGATTAGCTCAGTTAGTTAGAGCGTTTGCCTGTTAAGCAAAATGTCATTGGTGCAAGTCCAATATCTCCAGCCATAAT